GTTTCCTATCCGGGTGGCAAGGCAGTCCGATTGTTAGAAGGGCAGACCGCAACCGGGGTGGGAGGGGAAGGTGATACCGGCACTGCCCGGTCCAGTGCAGAGATTGCGGATATGATTGATGAGGCCGTAGCCAAGCAGTTGGAGCTGCGCAGTCAGCCCATACAGGTCAGATCTGATCCATTTGTGCCCCGTGAGCAGCGTGATATCGCTCAGGAGATTACAGACCGGGAGAACTATGCTGCGACATGGACGGGTGAAATTGAAGAACTATTGTTTGAACAACAACAGCTAATCTTCACCGCTATCGACGAATCAGCAGACGAATTCGACAGGTTGGGCGACCCCATTGACCCACGGGCTATACTGTCTGAGACATGGGCTGCTGACTGGCAGCCGGTATATACGCTGCTGACCAAAGGGTATGCGTCCAAGTCCGGCGAACAAATCATGGTTGAGGTCCGGGCAGACCTGACCTTGCAGGAAGCCATTGAAGAATACCTGGAAGCCGAGGGCCTCGTGCTTACTGAGTTGAAGGCGATAGAGGCATCCACAGTGGATGCATTATCTGCCCAGGTTCTCAGCGCAATTGAAAATGGGTCATCAGCTAGTGAACTACAGCAGTCGATTTTAGACTCCGGCATACTTGGAAACGCGCCTCACAAGGATACAAAACAAGTGCGGGCACTGCGCCTGGCACGGACCATAACCGGGACAGCTGGCAGTATGGGGCAGTTCGCAGCCGGGCGTAATACCGGCGCAACCCATAAGACATGGGAGATATCTGGTGGCGACAATGTGCGGGATATACACAAGGACCGTGCTGGTGAGACCGTAAAGATCAATGCTCTGTTTAGTGGCGGGGCGCGGTATCCGCTTGATCCAGACCTACCATCGGAAGACCGGGTGAACTGCCGGTGCTGGATGACATTTGAAATACGAGCACAAACATAACTGTACAAAAAGGGGAAAACGAAATGGAACCAGAAATCAGATCATACTACATGCCGCAGGGCTTACAGGTCCGGGCAGTTGAAGACGATGACAGCGAGGGGATCTTTGATGGGTATATCCTCACATGGGATACGGTTGACTCTCGTGGTACCCGGTTCAAGCGCGGTGCGGCCAAAAAGACTCTACAGGAGCGTGGCGACCAGATCAAGATATTGAATCAACATATTGTAAATGAACCCATTGGCAAGCCGCTCCTGATGGAAGAAGACGACATCGGTGTGTATGTCCGGGGCAAGCTTACAGCCGGGGTACAACGCGCCGATGAGATGAGATTGCTCATTGAGGCTGAAGTGATTGACACGCTGTCTTTCGGATTCAATATAGTCCAGTCTCAGAAGGCAGAGGGGAACATCCGGGACATCACTGAGTTCAAGCTGTATGAGTTTAGCCCGGTGACGTTTGCCTCCAATGAGAATGCCAAGATCACCGGGATCAGGTCAGAAGACTTTGTTTCACCGGATAATGACCCGGTTGAGACCAGGGATTCAGACGATGTCCCGGATACGGACCCCGATGATCAACCAGGACATCACAGCTTAGACGGCATTGATATTCCGCATCTTGTTCTTCCAGCTGATCCTGATGAAGGCCGCGCAACTGTCTTCAGTGATACAGTTGCAATCGAAGAACTATGGGGGCGTAAATGGCTTCTGATGGATTCACTGATGATCACGCTGTCCGATATCTGGTGGAGTGATATGACCAATGAGGAAATCATTGGAGCAATTGATACGGCTATATCAGATTTCCATGTTCAATATCTGGCTTTCTGCCGGGAGTTCATCGAGAAGTTCTGGGAACAACGCCACGAGGTCATGAACAAAGAAGATCTGGCCGGTGTGTTCAATAGTGAGATGAGGACCATGGGGGAAACCGTAGAAACAATGGCAGCCAAAACAAGTTTTACTGCTGATGAATTGAAGACACTTTCACGCGGTGCTCTGCTGCCGATGGAAAGCCGTTCCAAGCTGGCCGATCTGCCTGAGTCAATCAGGACAGCACACCAGCAGAAACGCAGAAAGGTGATGGAGGGTCTTTGTGATGAGCTACGATCCGGTATCAACCAAGCCGAGTCAGCGCGGCTCAAGGCGCTACTCGGGCTCAGTGATGCGCCAATCGTAGTTGAACACAGATCCGATGGAAGCGGAGCAAGGTCGATCAAGGATACACTTGATCAGATTGGCCAGAGCATGGATAACTAAACTGAATTGTAATCACAAACACGTATGACTGATAAGGAGAAGTAAAGTCATGGAAACACAAGAATTGAAAGATTTCAGCGAGCAGTTGAACAGGACGTTTGAGCAGTTCAAGGAACGCAATGACCAGGCCATTGCAGAAATGGAAACACGCAATGGTGAAGTCACCGGGGAAACCACGGCGGCCTTGAACCAGACCAATGAGGAACTGACCAAACTCCGCGAGGCCATGAAAGAGCTTGAAGTGCGGATCGCCCGGCCGACGATTCCCACTGAGGGAGAAGACAGTCCGGAGGTTGCGCTGGAAAAGCGGGCGTTTGATAAGTACCTGCGGGGTGGATTCATCCCCGGTTACGAAGGCGAGTTTATGGCCACGCCGGATGAAAGGCGTGCGCTGACTTCGGCAGCTGACGGCACCGGCGGGTTTCTAACACCGGTCGATTATGAGGGCGGGCTGATCATGAACGCGTACAATCTTGCTGCGCTTAGACCGGTTTGTCAGGTGGGTACAACCAGCCGGGATACGGTGCAAATGGGGGCGCTATCCAAGCCGACTGTTGCTTGGGGGCGTGCAGCCCTTGAGATTAGTGCACAGGATTTGACTGCCGGTCTACGCACGATTACAATCTATGACCTACGGGCGCTGACATTGATTGCTGTCAATACCCTTGAGGATGCCGAAGCCAATCTGGAGCAGGAACTGAATGACGCTTTTTCTCGGGCTATAGCCGAATCAGAAGATGATGCGTTTGCGGTCGGGGCCGGTGATGATAGTCCTCGTGGTGTAGCAGCCCATGCCGGTGTGCAGGCTCTGTATAAACCTTCTGGGGTTGCTGCTGCGCTGGCCGACGCGTCCAATAACGGAATTGATGCTTTGATTAGTGTTATGTATACGCCGAAGAAGACCTATAGGATCGGTGGAACATGGGCATTTAATTCTACGACCGAATCAGAAATCCGTAAGTTAAAGGATGGTGAAGGCCGTTACATCTGGCAGCCCGGTGCACAACTCGGATCGCCCGCATTGCTGTTGGGTCGTCCCATTGTCAACCCGGAAGGTATGGCCGATATCGGCGCTGGCACTTATCCGATAGTATTCGGTGACTTCATGGCCGGATATAAGATTCGTGATCGCAAGGGCGTTACAGTCCAGCGGTTGGTTGAGCGGTATGCCGAATTTCATCAGGTTGGTTTTGTGATCACCAAGCGGGTTGGTGGTGATGTGACATTGGCCGAAGCATTTTGCCCGATGAAGATCGCCACGTCATAATCAATATCCGTTGGAGGGCGGATGATTAAATGAATGGTCGATAAACCTCAACACTCTGATAAGGAGAAAGCAAAATGAAGACTTTCAAAATTACAGCAATGGCGGTGCTGGCGGTATTTATGATCACCGGTCTCGCGTTTGCTCAGGCTTATAAACCGTATGTGAGAACTATCGAATTGAACGTGTTGAATGTGCCCACGTTTGAATCTGGCCTTGGGCTAACAACGCCGGGTGATGAATGGTATGTTGATTCCAATGCGACTGGCACTGATGCGGGAACGTCTTGGACTGACGCATCACTTACCATCGACGCGGCAATCAATTTGGCAGCGGCTTCCAATGGGGATATCATCCATGTAAGTCCAACCCATACTGAAACCTATATAGCTGCCGACGGGTTTGATTTGGACAAGGCCGGTATCACTATCATCTTTGAAGGTGATGCTGAGAATCGGGCGATTCTTATCTTCGGTCATGCTGATGCGACTGTAGCATGTGGGGCTGCCAACAACACGATCTATGGTGGGCGGTATGCTGCTGGGATCACCGCGGTCACCGCCGGCATTATGGTTGAGGCCGGGTGTGATAACTTCACCATGGTCGGCCCGGTAGCCCCTGAGCCGACCACGGCCGGTTGGGAGTTTGTAGACTTCATTGATCTGGCTGCATTGGCCGATAGTGTTCATATCTACAATCTGGTGTATTCCAATGCCGACGCTATCGGAGCTGATCACGTCATTGATATGGGCAACGGGGTCAACAAAGATTTTCGGCTGATCAACGCTTATATCTATGGTGAGTTTGCTATCAGTGCGGTTTGGTCGAATGACGCTGATGAAGAAGTGCTGATTGCCGGTGGTAATTATACCAACCTGACCAATGGCGAGCACGTCATCGAGTTCAGCGGCTCGGCCCTCGGGACGATCCAGGATGTCGTTGTTCGTACCGATGCCCAGGGAACGGCCGTGGACCCCGGTGGGATGTCAATGGTCAATGTCTGTTGGGACGATGACGCCGTTGAGGATTCGGTTTGTGTCCCGGTAGTTGCCGGGGGTGAATCAACCCAGGCACTTGCCGATGTTCATCTTGATCACATGATGGCCTTAGATGGTACCACGAGCAAGTTTCCTGAACAGGCCGTTGCTGATTCCACCATCTGTAAGATGCTGGGTGATGATGACCCCGCGCTGTGTACCACCTATGATAACAGCACGGATTCGTTAGAGGCCATCGGTAATCTCGTTGCTTCTGCCGCTCAGGTGACTGACAACGACACGTCCTTAGCCACTATACACTTGAATCACTTGATGGCATTGGATGGTGCTACTGAGATCTACCCAGAACAGGCTGTCTCGGATTCTACGATTTGTAAGATGTTGGGCGATGACGATCCGGCGGTCTGTACCACTTATGATAATAGTACGGATTCACTGGAAGCTCTGGGGGTCAAAACTACTGCGATTGATACAGAGACAACCGGCATGCAAACCCTTGATGGGGCAACTCAAAAGTATCCTGAGAATGCGGTTGACGATTCCATCCTCTGCAAAATATTGGCAGACGATGACCCGGCTGTGTGTAGTACTTATGACAATGCTACGGATTCTCTTGAGGCAATTTCGGTGGCTCTGGCTGCTGGCACAGGTGTGACGACTGCCACGGCGGCTATCTTTCTGGATAACATCATGGCGTTGGACGGGGCTACCCAAATCTACCCGGAAAATGCAGTTGAGGATTCGACCATCTGTAAGATGTTAGCGGACGATGATCCGGCGAATTGTAGCACGTACGATAATACAACCGATTCGTTGGAAGCTATCGGTGTCAAAACTACATTGACTCAATCGCGGCTTCAGTTCATAACTGTTTCAAATGTTCAGTCCGATGCGATCCCCAATAACACCCAGACGGCGGGAGAGATTACTGGGGCAGCCAGCGGAGACCTCTGGCTCGAAGAGGTCGCTTTTCAGTGTGACGCGGTGGGTTGGGCAGTTGGAACTAATATAGAACTGTCGGTGGATAATGTTTATGGACCCAATACTGCTGATTTGCCGATTTATCTTGAGGTGATGGGGTCTTTTGGCGCAACCAACTGGGTTGGCCTTGCAGATGCGACATCTCATTCGTTTCCTCTGCTTTTGGAATCGGGTAAGATCGTGTATATTCATGCAGATGATAATGCACCGACCGGGACGGGCAAGTGTACTGTTGCTTTCAAATGGACGCCCGTGGCAGCTGGTGCGACTATTGCACCTGCGGACTTGCCGTAACCTTTTCAAGCCATGGGATAGGGCCGGGTCCATGGCCTGGTTCCGAACGGGCTGACTTCCTGGCCAGCCCCTCCCATGACTCAACCGGCCAGGGGTTCATATTACAGGAGATATGAAAATGAAAATCGAACTAAGCGTAGGGGAAAGACTGATGTTGTTGATGATCTTGGGCGGGGCAAAATTGGGTAGTGCTACTCAACTGAGGGCCGTACAGAGCTTGCGCAAACGGCTGATATTCAACATAGCCGAACGCACCAAGCTGGGCATGGACTCGGAAGATGACAATGCGGCAGTGCCGGATTTGGACCAGAGTGAAGAGAAGCTTGGACTGGTCGCATTTGAGTTCAACCGGTTCGAGCGCAAGTTTCTGGGCAAGTATTTGACGATGGTTATCAAAGTGATGGACAAGACCGAGACCTTGACTGAAGTCCATCTGGGCCTGGGTGAGAAGATCATCCCAGACTATGAGCAGCTCATGGAGCAGCTCGAATATGAGCAGCTCATGGAGCAGCTCGAATATGAGCAGCTCATGGAGGAGTAGCTCGAAACAGCCGAGGCCAACCGTGCCCAGGCTGTATCTGACCAAGGCAAAGAGGTCGATAGCGACTGAAGCTGCGGTCGATAATTTGTAACAAGGAGAAGTGAACAACATGAAAACAGATCCAAAAAGCACGATGACAATGGTGGAAGGGCTCAGTGCTCTTTCAAGGGGCGCGAGCACATACTTGAGCGCAGCGGTTGATCATGCGCTGGCTCCGGCAGCTTCTTACTTTATCACCTGTGGGACCTGGGCATCATCTTTTGTTTCCACGTTGACCTGGAGCGATACAGCCGGCAGCGGGTATATAGATGAGGTGGCTGGGGCCGGTAATGATCTAACCCTTACATTTACAGAGGCTGATTCCGGGCTGATTCATGTGCCCAACCCGCGAGGCCGATACACCAGGATCTCAACCGTGATCGGTGGAACTTGTGTGTTTAGCATCAGTAATATCAGCGGCAGGGTCCGGGCTTATGATCAGGGGTAAGTGACACCCTGTGAAAGCGATGATCCTGTACACTTAATTTGCGCCGGTATGGCCAGGGTGATCAAACAGATGTAGCTTTGGTTGCTCCGGTCATGCCGGGTGTCAGGAACGTGGAATAAGGGAGATTGAAAATGCGAACAATAATGAAAATGAAGAAAGACTTCAAGGGCAGTGAAGATGGCGTGACGCTGAATCTGTACAAGAAGGGTGAAGAATATACCGTGATCGAATCACTGGCCGATGCACAGGAAGACACTGTTGTGCGGGCGTTGTCGGATGTATTTGTCAAGGAGATCAAGTGTGCTAAGTATGAGCACATCGAAGATTCTGAACCGGAAGAGTCAGATGAAAAGGCTGATTCTCCATCGGACGCCGACCTGACCGGAGATGATCCACCGGATGATACGGATGGTGAGTCGACTGATACACCGGACGAGACAACAACTGATAAGCCCAAGGAAGGAACCGAGCCGGCAGTGCCGGATGAAACACCGCCCTGTGATACGCCTGGGACTCCGCCGGATGATAACCCGGATCTTGAAACAACCACAGCGGCTTTGGACGATGATGGCGCTCCGATTCTTGAAGTGCCCGAGCCTCCTGCTTCAGCAGATATTTCAGATGGCGCAGATACTTCGGCTGATGATCCATCGGCAATTAGTCCTGACATCATCTTGACTTCCAGTGGTAAGCCGTTCAAGAGAAGCGGCAGCGCACGATCAGCTCTGAAGAAGCAGAAGTTGACCAAGACCCATATTGTCATCCAGTTGGATTCAGGTGGATATGGTCTGGGTCCAAAGCCGGAAGGTCGGAAGCGTTCACGGGGATAGTGGGAGAACAACACCATGGCCTTTGAACTTGTATCATATGCGGATCTAAAAAAGCTGTTGACACTGACTGATGCGGCGATCACCGATTATCCGCCGTTGGAAGTGATCAACGATTCGATGGTGTCCGTTTTTGAAGCCCATATGGGCCGGAAGCTGGAGAAGGTTGCCAGGACGGAGACCTTCTATGTTCTGGGTTTTCCGCGAAAGCAGGTCAAGCTGGTGGGCGTCCCGGTTGCATCAGTTGCATCTGTGACCGTTACGCAGTCAGGGATTGATACGACCTTTGATGAGAATGAAGAATTTGACATCACCAACTATGGTCTGCGTCTATGGGTAGCTGTGAAGAATGTCAAGATCGTGGTCACATATACTGGCGGGCTTGCTCTTGTGACTGAAGAGCCGAACTTGAACCGGGCAGCCTTGTATCAGAT